GTTGCGCCGCCGCGCGGAGGCGACCCGCCGCCAAGCCAAGAGCGAGGGGCTTCTATGACCTATAAGGCGGACCCCGGAATTGCCGAGCGGCTGCGCTTTGCGGTGCAGAATGCTGGCGGCAATAAACGTGTCGCCCAGCGCGCGGGCGTTAGCCTAGGGACGCTGAATAATTACATTCGAAGGAGGAACGCGTTAACGGCTGAGACTGCCCGCCGCCTAACAGCTACGTGCGGAGTGTCGCTTGAGTGGCTGATCAACGGCACGGAAGTCGTTGCGCCTCCCGTGGTTGAAGCGGCGCCGACCGATCCGAGCCCGCGCGCCAGGCCGGCGGGCTACGAAATGGTCAAGGCGCTGGTGCAGGCCGCCGGCCCGGTGGTTGACCGCATCGGCCGGCCAATCCCCGCGGACTGCCCGGCGGAGTTTCTGACGCTCATGGCCGTTGCCGACATGGCCACGGCGTGGCTGCTCGACATCGAGGCGGATGAGGAAAGATCATCGGAGGGCGGCGCCCCATGATGACACAGGAATGGTTCACGGTGGCCGATTTGGCCGCGGAGCGCCTGCCGGACCTTCCTGTGACCGAAAGCGGTGTGGCGCGCATAGCGAAAGCGATGGGCTGGAATTCGCCCGATGCCGAGGGCCGCGCCTGGCGGAAACGCGCGGGGCGGGGCGGTGGGGCGGAATACCATTTCAGCAGCCTGCCGGCCAAGGCGCTGGCGATCATCGTGCGGAAATACGCCGTGGCAGACGCGGTTGCGGCGCCGGTGGCCGATACCGGCGTGCGCGCCTTCGTCACAGCATCGGACCGGAAAAAGGCCGAGGCAACCAGGCGGCTTAACGCGCTGCGCGACGTGGAGTTGCTGGCGCCGCAGCTGGGCATGACGGCCGCGATCAAGCAGGTGGCGGCGACGTATCAATGCGGTGTGGCGACGATCTATAATTGGCGCGGCGCCACGGCCGGCACGGCACGGCACGACGTTGCGGCGGCGCTGGTGCCGCAGCACCAGGGCCGATCGACGCGGGCGCCGTGCAGCGATGAGGCCTGGCAGTTTCTGCTGGCGCTGTATCTGCGGCAGAACCGGCCAAACTTCCGCGCCTGCTTCAGCGAGGTTCGCCACAAGGCACAGGCGGAAGGCTGGACGATCCCTTCGGCGAGCTGCCTGGAGCGGCGCATTCAAACCGATGTGCCGGTGCCAGTGCGGGTGCTGATGCGCGATGGCGTGGACGCCATGAAGCGGCTGTATCCCTACCAGGAACGCGATCGCAGCATGTTCCACGCGCTGGAAGCGGTAAACGCGGACGGCCACAAATGGGACATGAATATAAAGTGGCCGGATGGCAGTATTGGCCGCCCGATGATGGTCGCTTTTCAGGACCTTTACTCGAACCTGATCCTGAGCTGGCGCGTCGATAAGAGCGAAAACAAGGAAATGGTGCGCCTGGCCTTCGCCGACCTGGTGAAGACCTATGGCATTCCCAAGCATTGCTGGCTGGATAACGGCCGCAGCTTTGCCAGCAAGTGGCTGACCGGCGGCATTCAGAACCGTTTCCGGTTCAAAATCAGGGAAGAGGAGCCGCACGGCATTCTGCCGCTGCTCGGCGTGGAAGTGCACTGGACGCTGCCGTATTCGGGCCAGAGCAAGCCGATCGAGCGCGCGTTTGGCGAGTTTGCAGGGAATTACGCCAAGCATCCGCGCTTCGCCGGCGCGGGCGTGGGCAACAGCCCGGTGAATAAGCCCGATAATTACGGCGAAAAGGCCATCGATCTCGACGTTTTCCTGGAAGTGGCGGCCACCTGCATCGCCGAACACAATGCCCGCGAGGGGCGCCGGACCAAGGTTTGCGGCGGAAAACTGTCGTTTCAGCAGGCGTTCAACGCCTCCTACGCCACCTCCACGATCGCCAAGGCGACCGAAGACCACATGCAGCTGCTGCTCCTGGCGGCCGAGGGCGTGAAAATCAGTCCGAGAGATGGCTCGTTCAAGCTGCAGGACAATCGCTACTGGTCGGAAAAACTGCTGGCGCATCGCGGGCAGCCGATCGTGGCGCGGTTTGATCCGCAGGCGCTTCTGGAAGAGGTGCAGGTCTACTCGATTGACGGGAAATTCATCTGCGCGGCCGAGCTGCAGGGCGCTGCTCGGTTCGATGACGCTACGGCGGCGCAGGACCATGCGCGGGCGCGCAACGCCTTCAAGCGGGCGGTGAAGGAACAGGCGGCGGCGCTGTTGCGCATGACGCAAGCCGAGGCCGCGGCGCTCACCCGGACCATAGACGTGGCCGACCCGCCCGAAACGAAAGTGGTGCGGTTGTTCCGGGGTGCGACGGCGCTACAGGAGGCGGTGGAGGTATCCGCCGAGCATCGCGCCGAGACCGAGGATCTGTTTGTGCGGCGGATCGCGGCCCGCAGCGCGCAGAGGGGCCAGCATCTTCAGCTGGTGGAAGAGGCCGGCGACGACTGAGGGGTCGCCGCCGGTTGGAGTTTCGCAAGTCGTCTTCGCAGTAACAAAGACAAGGGCACGTATCATGAGTGACACAAACGCGGAAAGCGAAATCGAGATGCCGGTGCAGGAGCAGGACCAGCTCCGCGCGGATGTGAGGCGCCTGGCCGAGAAGCGCGCGATCACGCTGACAAAGGTTTGCGACGAAGCCGGGCTTAAATACGGCACATTCACCGCATGGATGGGTGGCAAATACGAGGGCAACAATGCCCGCGTGGCCGCCGAAGTGCGCAAATGGGTGCTGGCGCAGGGCGTGCGCGAGCGGGTGCTTTCCTCGCGCCTGAAGTCGCCGGGTTTCATTCACACACCGACAGCCGACAAATTCATGGCGGTTCTGGACCATGCCCAGTTTGCACCGGATTTCGTGCTGATCTGCGCCGCGGCCGGCGTGGGCAAAACGAGTGCGATGGAGCGGTATCGCGCCACCCACAGCAACGTTTGGCACGTGACGGCGGAGCCGATGTTCAAGAGCATCCACATGATGATGGATGCCGTGGCCTCCGCCATGGGCATTACCGAAAAATGGAGCGCGGGCACCGTATCACGCACCGTGCAGCGGCATATGCGGGGCAGCGAGGGCCTACTGGCCATTGACGAAGTGCAGCACTTGCCTGTTGCCAGCCTGGACCAGCTGCGCACGCTGTACGATGTGACCGGCGTTGGCGTGGCTTTCCTGGGCAATGAGGCGGTGACCGAGAAGCTGGAAGGCCTCGGCCGGCAGCCGCAATTCGCGCAGCTTTTCAGCCGCCTTGGCATGCGCATGACGGTCAAGAAATCGACGATCGACGATCTCTCCAAGGTGCTCGATGGCTGGGGCATCGAGGGCGCCGAAGTGCGCAAATCGCTGACCGCGATTGGCAGAAAGCCGGGCGCCGTTCGCCTGATGGTGAAGACGTTGCGGCTGGCTTTTCTGCTCGGCGAGGGGGCCGTGACACCGGACACGGTGCGTAGCGCCTATCAGCAGATCAGCAACACGCCGCTTCTTCTCGAAGCGGTATAGGAGGGACGTGTCATGTTCGATCTTTCCGATCGGCTGCTGCTGATCGCTGGCGCAATGGAGCCTTTGTCTAAAACCGGCGGCAGTATGACCGCGCAGGAAGTCGAAATGATCACCGCCGCGCTGCGCGGGTGCGCGGCGGCGGCGCGGCAGCTCACCTTCGATGCCGCGTGGGCGCAGCGGCAGCTCGACGAAATTGTCGACGACGCGGCGCAGCAGGCCCGGCTGGCGGCGCCAGTGCGCGCGCCGGTTCGCCGCCGCCTTCGGGTGATCGAGGGCGGCCGTGCATAGGCGCGGGGAATGCCGGACCTGCAACGGCGCCGGCCTGATCAGGACCACGGAGACGGGCTTTGTGCCCGATATCTGCCCGCTGTGCGCCCGGAAGGCGCGCCAGGCGTGGGAGGCCCGGCAAACCCGCTTGCTGGGGCTGCAAATCAACCGGACGGGCGGCGGTGCCCTGCCACAACAACGCGAGGCTACCAATGGACGGTGATACCGCGGCTGCGGCCGTGCCCGACGATCTGATTGCGACCAGCTACGGGACGTATGTTTCTCGGAAGACGTTGCGGCCGGATGTGCTGCTGCAGGACCAGGTGGTCCACCTGCTTTGCGAGAAAGCGCTCGCCGTTCAGAAAGTGCTGAGCGATTTTCGCGACGCTTCTTTCAGCGACGTTGACGAATTCCTGGCCGTGCTCACCGAGAAGTACGGCGCGAAGGCGCGGCGCACTTCGAACGCGACGCTGGAGAGCATCGACGGGCTTTTGCGGGTGGAAGTTTCGACGGGCCACTTTCTGACACTAGGGCCGGAGCTGCAGGCGGCAAAGTCGCTTATCGATGAGTGCCTGATCGCCTGGACGGAAGGCGGTAACGATAACGTTCGAGCCCTGGTCAATGACGCTTTCGACGTGGGCACAGAAGGCTCGGTGCGGGTGGACCGCATCCTGGCGTTGCGCCGGGTGTCGATCGAGGACGCCACCTGGAAGCGCGCCATGGAGGCGATTTCCGATGCCGTGAAGGTGACCCGCAGCAAGCGGTATATCCGCTTCCACGCGCGGCCGAATTTGGACGCGAAATGGCAGCAAATCACGCTTGACCTGGCGCGCGTAGGATGAGCCGCCGCCCAGCGCCCGACCGCGACCAGCGCGTGATGCGCGCCCGCGAGTTGGCCCAGGAAGGGCTGATTTACGAGGAAATCGCGGCCCGCATGGGCACGACGAAGAGTGCCGTCTGCGCGATCGCCAGGGTGCATCATTTCCCGAAACGCACGCGCGGCTGGCGGGTCGGCTCGCCCGGAAAGGTAGTGCGGTCATGAGCGGCGCTCAGAAGCCGGGCACCGGCCTGAGCGACGACGAACTGCTGGTGGTTCGACAACGGGAGATCGGAACGCGCCTGATCGGCGTGGTGACCGCGATCGGTCAAGGAACCGAGATACGGCCCTGGCCAGGCGGTCTGATGCTGGCGGTATCGCACTTGCTGAAGACGTGGTCCGTGCCCGGCAGAGAGGCAGAGATGCTGATTTCGGCATCTGATTTTCTGGCCGATTGCGCCGCGCAATATCCGGTGGAGAAGCCGCGATGAGCATAACAGCGAAAAGTGCGGTCGAGAGCCTTGCCGCTTGTCTGCTGGGTGAGGCTCGCGGAATTCCTTGGGGCGATGCTCTTCACGCCATTCGAAGTGGCGACTATCAGGCCTACTATTTCGGGCGGCTGGCGGCGAGAGCGATCGACCACATGCCGTATATCGGATTTTACCCCGAATCGCCTGACCAGAACGTGGCCCGAAGCTACAGTTTCTGGCTCGGATCGGATGGCGTGCAATGAGCGCCGTCAAAATTAGGAAGCCGGGCGCAATCGGTGTGCACTATCTGAAGGCCGGCGACACTGTCATCCTGGGCTTCCCCTTTGTCGACACGCGCAAGTGGCGCATCGGTAAGGTGCTTTGGACGGACGACCGTCACGCTCTGATGTCCTACCCGAAAGCAAAAGGCGGTACTCCGATCCTTGAGGGGCGTGAGCATGTACTCCGCATTGGCAGCGTGGCCGAATTGGCAGCGTACCAGGCGGCTTGTGCCGTCGCCTTCGCTGTCTTCGAGCGATGCACGCTAGGTTTCGACTACCGTTGCGACGATGACAACCCTGCGCTGGTGGCGCTTGACGCTTCGGTCCGGAGCTATGCCGACACTTTTTGGAATTGGAAGCCATGAGCAGAAAGCCATTCTCGTCTGAACAAGATAAGCAAGATAAGACGGTCGAGGCTCTAACGCTCGACCTTCTGGTCGCAATAAAAGACGTGTTTCGAAAGCACGAAGCCAGCGCGAATACTGCGCTCAACTCAATGGTGAGCGCGCTTGTCGTGATCACCGAGCACGTGGCCTCGGATGGCTCCCTGTCGATAAATCTCCGCATCGTTGCGAGGTATTTGAACGATCTCGCGGATAAAGAAGACACAAAGCACGCAAGGAGGCCCAATTGAGCGATCCACAGACGGTCCCGGCGCCTACGCCGAAATGAGCATGAGCATGGCCAAGCATCCCGGATTTTGGATGTACGAAACAAGCGGCGTGCTGGCGCCCGCCATGCATGCGTATCTCGCCGGTGCCGAATTAACGCCCGAGCAGATCACGATCTTGCGCGCCTATTTGCGGCAATGGATCGCGGCCCCTGGTTTCGGCGGCTGGCAGGTTGAGGAGCTGCGCAGCAGCGTCGATACGCTCACCTCGCGCGCATCAATCGAGGACTGGATAGATCTCGCGATGCAAATCGGATGCGACCCGCTATGAGCGCGACGGCGGCCGACCCGCGGCGTGCGGTGCTGGCGAAGGTGCATATCGCCAAGAAGGAAATGCGCCTGGTCGACGCGGATTACCGCGCGATCCTGCTGCGGGTTACGGGCCAGAATAGCAGCGCGAAATGCAGCGAGCCGCAGCTCGTGCAGCTGCTGGAAGAATTCAAGCGCCTGGGCTGGAAGCCGAAGGGCGCCAGGCCGATCAGCGCGAACCCGCAGGTGCGCATGATCTACGCCATCTGGAAAGATATCCGGCCGCTGCTGGACGGCGTGACTGGCAACGCCGAGCTGCGCGCCTTCGTGCGGCGGCAGACCAAGGGGCCGCTGCATCCGGACGGCGTGGATGCGCCGGAATTCCTGGCGCCCGAAGAAATCAGGCTGGTGATCGAGGGCCTGAAGGGCTGGCGCGCGCGGCTGCGCGCAAATCCGAAAAACACTCAAAAACAGGAGGTTTGATTGACCAAAGCCGAAAAGGTGAAGGCCGTAGTGTCGGACGTCTGTTTCATCGTCCTGCTCTGCACGGTCCTGGTTGTTGGCTGTAAATACTTGGGCAACCACGTTTCGATTACTTGGCACTGAAGGAAATCCGATGAACGAGGAAGCGGTGCGCAACGTGCTCAAGGCCGCGGTGCGCGAGGCGTGGCGGGTGGGCGCGGTAACGAAAAATCCGCGCGATATAGATCGTCAGCGTGCGGAGGTGCTGGAATACGCCGAGCAGCTCGTGATGCCGACGGTGACGGCGGCGATCGAGCAGGCGCGCGAGGAAGGATACGAGGACGGCCGCGCCAGCCTGGCACCGGTGGTGGCGGCGTGAGCCGGCGCCACCCACGGTTCGGGCGGTATCTCGCCTCGATGCCGTCCGCGCTCTTCCTGGCGAGCATTCCAAAGCCCTGCGCCATTTTCATCGACGAGGGCATGCGCCTGGCCGAGAAAACGAGGCCCTATCTGACGAAAAGCGGTGCGCTGAATATCCGACTGGTCTTTCGCAGCCGCGAGAACGACATTTCGCATGTGGCGAGCTTCACCCTCGCCGGGCCGGTCAATGACGCCCTGGCGGACGCGCTGCTCGATGCGCTGCCGCGTGGGTTCAGGATTACGCCGTCACGCACGCCCGCGCCGCCGGCCGCGGCCTGACAATGACGGAGGGGAATATCTCCTCGCGGCCGACGCCGCCCGGCACGCTGGCCGAGCTCGTTGAGCTGATCGGCGAAGAGGCCGTGCTGCGCCTGCTCGAGACGCGCGGCGGGACGGTGATTTATATTCCAGGCGATATGACGCCGACGCGATCGCTGGCGGCCGAGCTGAAGCTGACGGCCGCGCAATGCAAGAAATTGGCGACCTGGCGGCACGTGCGCGATCGCTACCGGGTGCCGCTCTGCCGCGACTGGCGGGCCCAGCTTTACAGGTGGCAGGGCTTTTCCTACAACGAGATCGCCCGGAAACTAGGCATTACCGATCGCGCTGTATTTCGGCTGCTGCGCGACGCGAACATGACGACGCCGCAGATGAGCCTGCCGCTCTAATCTCCAGGAAGCGCTGACACCTACGGCCGTAGGTATTATGCCACCTCTCACGCACCCGTAATTTCCTTGCACCGCGGCGGAATTTTCTCGCCGTTCCCAGGTTCACGGGAGCTTACCGCGTGCCCGCAGATTTTGAGGCCATTGCAGCGATTACGCTGGAGTATGAGCGCAACCTGGCGCCGCTCCGAGGCCAGCCCAGCGAGCATGTAACCATCATCGCGGGATTGACCCGCGAGGAGCAGATTAAAATCCTCCGCACCACGATGTGGTTCGCGGTGGATGGCCCGGCGCTGCCGGCGCCGTTGGCGCTGCTGGTGTTCGATTATGCGGTGCTCGATGGCTTTATTTCGGCGCGCGAGGTGCTGCACGACGCGCTCGGGATCGACGACAAACAAAACCCTTTCACCCTTCTGGTGAGCCACGTGGCGCAGGGCGCGCTGCCGGCGGTGTGCCGCCGTTTCCAGGCGTTGGCTCTGGTGCGCCTGGTGAAGACTGAATTGTGGAAAGCCGCGCCCATCCATTGCGCGGACCGCCTGTGCGGGACGCTGGCCATCGCCAGTGAGTGGATCAGAGGAGAAGCTGTATGAAGTTTAGTTCCGTGGCGGTGCTTGTGGCCGCCTTCGTTGCTTTGACCGCGTGCGCCGGGGCTGTCGGGCCGCTCGTGCCGCTATCGACCGCCTCCGGAGGCGCGGCTGCGGCGGGCACTGCACCCAGCTGGGCGCCCCGCGTTCAGGCGCTGTGGGGTTTTCTAAAGGCCGATGCGGGGGCCTACGAAGTGCTGCACCCCGCCGACAAGGCGGTGATCGACAAGACGGTTTCCGACCTCAACCCGGAAATCGCCGCGCTGAGCAATGACCCAACGCCCACCACGATTGCCACGGCGGTGGCCGATATCACCAACGCGGTGAACGCCCTGCCATCGGGCGTTGTTTCGCCGCACACGCAGCTGCTGCTGAACCTGATTTCTACAGGGCTGCAGCTCGGTAGCGGGTTCCTCGGGTTCAGCGCCGCGCCGGCCCACTGGGCGGCATTGGCCGCGCTGCAGCCGCAGATCGTCGCCAAGTGGGAATTGGCACCGTGAAGCTGTCCGGCGGCTTCCGGGCGGCGTTTCTGGCTTGGGTGCGGCAGCCAACCACCATCCACGGCATTGCCGTTCTGGTGGGTGTGGCGGCGGCGGGGCTGGTGAACCTGGCCAACGGCAACATGACGCAGGCCGCGGTGGTCGGCGCCGTCTATTACGCGATCGTGCACCTGGTGATTAACGACGCCACGGCCAGCGTGCTGGATGTAAAGGCGCCGTCTGACCTCGGGGCAGCGCCGCCGGCGGAATTCCAGGCGGTGGCCGGCGTGGTCACCGGTGCCGTGGACACAGCGCTCGCCGGTTTTCACGGCGCGGCACCTCCTTCCGGATCGAAACAGTAATGCCGCGCGCGGCCGGATGCGTGATGGCCGCGCTGTTGTTGGGGACCGCGCCGTTGGATTTTATGGATCAAGCCCAGGCCTGGGATACGCAATTCACCGAATTGTCGGTGGCGCAGCAGGTGGCGCGCGCCAGGCCGCCGCGCCGGCCATCCTTCCATTTTTGCAAGTGCTGCGGTGAGGAAATCCCGGAGGCGCGCCGCCAGGCGGTCGAGGGATGCCGGTACTGCGTGGACTGCCAGACCGATATCGAGGGCCGCGCCGTATGAAGTCTATTCTCGACTGGGACTGGCAGACGATGGCCGCCTTCGGGACCGTTGTGGTTCTGGTGGTCTCCTCGATCGTCGCAATGATGCGCATGACGCTGATGCGCAGCTTCGTGAGCCACGAGGACCACAAGCAAATGGATACGCGCCTGCGCGGTGTTGAAAGCAGCCTGCTGAAGACCGCCAGCAGGGACGACATGCACGCGCTGGAGGCACGGCTGCGACCCGTGGAAACCGGCGTTGCCGTGGCCAACGCGGAATTGAAGGGCGTGACGGCGAGCGTGCAGCGCACCGAGCACATGGTGGCAATGCTGGTTGATCATCAGATGGGGAAGACCAAGGAATGAGCGCCGACTTCGCCGAGAAGATGGCGGAAGACCGCCGCCTGATCATGCTGCGTGCCCTGCGCGAAATGAGCGGCATGACGCTGAACGAAACCATGCTGAAGATAGCCGTGAAGAATTTCGGCCACCCTGTAGGCCGCGATCTCGTGCGCGGTGACATGGCGTGGCTGGAAGAGCAGCGGCTCGTGCGCCTGGAAAAGATGGCCGTGCAGGACGGCGAATTCTGGGTTGCACACATGACCGAGGATGGCGAGGACGTGGCACTCGGCCGCACCTGGCCGGGCGTGGCGCGGCGGCCGGCCTAAGTGGCACATCGGCCTTCGACCGTGGATCAGCTGCCGCAGGAAATCCGTGAGGAAATCGGGCATCTGCGCATGAGCGGCTGCACGATCGATCAGATCCTGACAACGCTGCGCGCCATGACACCGAACGCGCCCAGTCGGAGCGCGCTCGGCCGGCACATGCTGAAGCTGGATATGCTCGGCGAGAAAATGCGCCGCAGCCGGGATATGGCGGTGGCGCTTGCCAGCCAGCTCGGCGATGCGCCGGAAAGCCAGACCGCGCGGCTGAATATCGAGCTTCTGCATGGCGCGGTAATGGAGCTGTTCCTGAATGCCGCCGAGGGCGACGACGACAATATCGACCCGGTCGGCGCCAGCGCTCTGAAGGGCAATCCCGAGGGCCTGATGATGATGGCCAAGGCCGTGCAGAGCCTCGTTTCAGCGAGCAAGGCCAACCAGGAATTCATCAAGCTGGCCGAGGAGCGCGCGGCACGGAAAGCCCGCACGGAAGCGGCCGAGGCGGTCAGCAAGGTCGTCGCCGGAAAAGGCCTTTCCGGCGAGCTGGTCGACAGCATCAAGGCGGCAATTTTCGGAGTGGCAGCATGAGTGAAGCTTACCTTGAGAAGCCTGTAGCCACGCCGATGCCGGAAGCGACACCGCTGCCAGAAATCGAGCAGCTTCGTTTTCAGCTGCGCGACATTAATGACGCGATGCTCTCGGGCACTTCCGAGGCGTTCCTGTCTATGCTTACCGGTTGGCCGACCGTCGTTATCACACCGTTTTTTTGGCGGAAAATGCTTCGCGAATATCGCGAGCACTTGGAGGCGCGGCTTGAGGAATTGAGCCGTGGCTGATCTGTTCGGCGGCGAGGACGGCATTTCGCTTGATGCGCAAATCCGGGAGGTGGAGCGCGAGCTGGCGCAGCGCCGCCATTTCTACGCGAAACAGGTTTCCGCCGGCCGCATGACACAGAAAATGGCGGACCAGCGCATGCGCGACATGGGCGCCGCCGCGGCGACACTGAAGGCGCTGAAGGCGCAACTGGAAAATGGACTGTGACGCGGACGGCCTTGTTGCCTTCGGGGACTTCCTGCGCGGCCTTATCAGTGCCGAGGCGCCGGATGATCGCGTGCTGCGGCACCTGGTGCGCCTCGATGTCAACGAGCTGTGGCGCTTCGCTTTCCACAACCCGCAATTCCTTCGGGTTGAGCTGAATTCCATGCCGCCGGCATAGCACCGCGGCCTGGTGAGCCCGCGCGGGGGCGCCGCGCAAGAGTAGGAGATCAGCGTGAATTACGTTCTTCCCAACATCACGAAGTCGCTCACCATCGTGGCCGGCTTTACGCAGACGGGCATTCCACTGCTGCGGCAAAATGAAGGCTCGGGGGCGCCCACGATCATTGTGTGCGACAGCAGCGGTGCCGCGGTTTCGGCGGATATTTCCGGCACGGTGCAGACGCCCGATGCGAGCCCCGGCAACACCACGTTCTCGGTTTCAGTCGGCGGCACCGCGACGCCGGGCAACTACGTGGTGGGCGTGGACCAGGGCGGCACGATCACGGACGGCTTTATTCTCACGGTGACGCCGCCGGCGAGCGAAACCGACGTGATCGGCAGCCTCTCCGGGCTACCGGCACAAGTGCCGTTCACCGGGTGAAGTAAGCAAAAGAAGCAAAAAGTTTTTTGCTTCTTTTTTTCAAAAAAGAAGTGCGCGGCTCCGCTACGGCGCGGGGCCGCGTCGCCTAACGGAAAAAGGGCCTACAATGCACAGTCGATTGCCCCGTGTCGGAGAGATTTCGGCGAACCTGCACGGCGATGCGGCTGTGCTGCGGGATGTGGCGGCGCAGCTCGAAAAATCGGCCACCTTGTCGAAGGTGCAGGACCGCAGGATCGCGATCCTGCAAGACTTCGTGCGCGGCGTAAAAGATGCCCACGATGCGTGCTGGTTTGGCATGGGGCTCCAAAGACAGATATTCGAGCTGCTCTTGGACACCACCTTCCTGCTGAATGAAGACAAAAACGGCCAAATAAACGCGGGTTCCGCCCAGCAAAAGCCCGACGATGCGTGAGCGGCGCCCCCTGATCACCACGCGCGCGGCAGCCTGGCTGTGCGGCGCGTTCATCGCGGCGCAGCTGCTGCTGGCCGCCAGCCTGCCGGGTCTGCCCAAGCCATGAGCGCGCTGCCGGCTGTTTTCTGCACGTATCAGCAAGAGCTGATGTCGAGTGCGGCGCACTACCGGATCACCTTCGTCGAGAAGAGCCGGCGCACCGGCTATTCTTGGGGCGCTGGGGCTATTGCCGTGATGACGGCCGCGGCCAGCCGCGCGGCTGGCGGCATGAATGTTTACTACATGGGCTACGAAAAGGAGATGACACGCGAGTTCATCAACTATTGCGGTGAATGGGCGGGCACCCTGCAAGTGGCGGCCTCGGCCTTCCAGGAACAGTTTTTCAGTGACCCGGATCACCCGGAAAAGCAGCTTATGGCTTTTCGGTGCGAGCTGGATAGCGGGTTCGAAATTGTGGCGCTGCCATCGGTGGCGCGGGCACTGCGCGGCAAGCAGGGCCTCGTTATCATTGATGAGGCTGCCTTCATTGACGATCTCGAAGGGGTGCTGAAGGCGGCGATCGCACTACTGATGTGGGGCGGCCGAATACTGGTGATCAGCACGCATAACGGCGAGGAAAACTATTTTAATAAAATCATTCACGAAATTCGCGCCGGCAATAAACCCTACCATCTGCTGCGCTGCACGCTCGACGACGCGCTGGAACAAGGGCTTTATCAGCGCATTGCAGCGAAGCTAGGGCTTGACCCGTCGCCGGCGGCGCAAGCGGCATGGCGGGCTGAGCTGATCGCGGAATACGGCGACAAAGCGGACGAAGAGCTATTCTGCGTCCCCGCTGAGGGCGGGGGCGCCGCGCTGCCGCGCGTGCTGATCGAAAAGCGCATGGTGGTGGACGCGCCGGTGCTGCGCTGGAAATGCAGCGCGGAATTCCTGACCTATCCGCCGCACATCAAGACCGCCGAGGCGCTGGCCTGGTGCGAGAAGAATTTGCTGCCGCAGCTGCTGAAGCTGGACCCGGAATTGGCCTCCGTTTTCGGCGAGGATTTCGGGCGCAAAAAGGATTTGACGGTCTTCGTGCCGGCGCAAATCCAGCGCAACCTGGTGCGCCGCGTGCCCTTCATGGTCGAGCTGCGCAACGTGCCCTTCGACCAGCAGCGGGAAATCCTGTTCTACATGGTGGACCGGCTGCCGCGCTTCCGCGCCGGCAAGCTGGATGCTGGCGGCAACGGCAGCTATTTGGCCGAAAAGGCGCTCGAGCGGTACGGCGAGACGCGCATCGAGTGCGTAATGCTCAGCGAGCCCTGGTACCGGGAGAACATGCCAAAGCTGGTGGCGGCGTTCACGGACGGCACCATCGAGCTGCCGATCGACGCCGAGGTGCTGGAGGATTTCGCGCACCTGGCGCTGGTGCGCGGCGTGGTGCGGGTGCCCGAGCGCACCATCAATTCCGAGGGCGACGGCCGCCATGGCGACGCCGCAATCGCCGCCGCCATGATGATCGCCGCCAGCCAGGCCGACGTCGAACTCTACGAATACCAGGGCCCGGTTGCGCAGAAGACCAAAGCGCAACGGGAATGGGACGGCGAGGATGACGACGATCGGCGCGGTGAGCACAGCAGCCTCTTCGGCGGGCTGCGCGGCAACGCCTTCAATCTTTCCGGGCGGTTTCTTTGATGCCGACCGTGGCCGAGCCCTTCGAGCGCATCGATCCAGGGGCGGAGCCCGTGGCGGTGGATGCGGCAGAGCGCAGCCTGATGCCGGGCCTGGCGGCGCCGGATTGCTCGACCGTGGATCTGGCGACCGAGCTGCTGCTGAGCAACCTGCTGGCACGGCTGCAGCGCGTGGTGACCGATTTCCCCGGCGACCGCCAATTCCTGCGGGACATGCGCGGCAAACGCGTGGCCGCAATGACCGATGCCCAGCGTGCGCAGGTTATGCGCGTGGCCTGGCGCTACCGCTTTCAGCTGCCCGCCGCGCTGCGGCCGGCGGCTGATCCCGACAAACCCCTGATCAATCATCCGACCAAAAGGTGAGCTAATGCGTGCCGAATTACTGCATGTCGTGACAGCCCGTTTCAATCCGCTTCGCTACCAAGCGCCGGAGCGTCATTATCGAGACTGGGCACAGCATATGCTCGACAGCGGCGTGAAATTGACGGTGTGTGAGCTGCAGTATGGGGACCGCCCATTCGTGTGCCAGTTGCCGCATGTCCATCATGTCGGGGTGCGGGCCGACAGCTGGGTTTGGTCGAAGGAAAACCTGCTCAACCTGGCGATCCACCGGCTACCGGACGCGAAATATATCTGCTGGGAAGACGCGGATGTTTTCCATCGCGACCCGAATTGGGCGAGCGAGACGGTGCATGCGCTCCAGCATTATCGGGTTGTTCAGCCTTGGTCGCAGTGCATCGACCTCGGCCCAGACGGGCAGATCATGTCTGTTCATCGGGCCTTTGCCGATTGCTGGATGAAGGGCAGTCCGGTGAAAAAGGATCGGCCGCAGTGGTGGAAATGGGAAGGCGGGCCATACGATTTTGCCCACCCCGGTTTCTCATGGGCTGCGCAGCGTGAGTTGCTGAATGTCACCGGTGGCCTTTTCGAACAGGGCGGGATGGGCAGCGGTGACAATCACATGGCGCTCGGCATGGTGGGCCACGCCGAATGGAGCATTATCCAGGACTGCGGCGCCGCCTATGCGGGCCACATTCTGCGCTGGCAGGGGCGCGCGAAGCCGTTTGTGAATCGAGCATCGTTTCCATGGGGCGAAGGCGGCTCGCGGCTACCTCACCAGGTGGGACATGTTCGTGAAGCATGGGTTCGACCCGGACACGGACCTCAAGCGGAATACCTACGGCGTTCTGGAGTGGGCCGGAAATAAGCCGGAGCTGGAGCGAGACTGGGATCTGTATCTGCGCGCGCGCCGCGAAGATGGAAATCAAGCGTGAAGGCAACGTAGATGGCTAATCTGACCATGCTAGAGAAATTCCGCGACCGGGTGATCGGCGTTTTCAATACGCCGAGCTCGGCTGCCGCCATGCGCAAGCAGGTTTCCTACGTGGATGCTGCCCAGGCTCGGCCGCCATTCCAGGGGCACCTTGCCTTCGGCATGACGCCGCAGCGGTTGGGCGCAATCCTCCGTGCCGCCGACGAAGGCAACACGATGGATTGGTTCACGCTGGCGGAAGAGATCGAGGAGAATTACCCGCACTACGCCTCCGTGCTGTCCAAGCGCCGCCGGCAGGTCTGCCAGCTGCCGATCCGCGTGGAGGCCGCCGGCGACAGCCCCGAGCAGCAGCGTGACGCAAAGCTCATTGAGGAGTGGCTCGATACCGACGTGCTGCAGGACGCGCTGTTCGACATGACAGATGCGATCGGCAAGGGGTTTTCGGTGATGGAAATCCTTTGGGAAACGACGCCGCTGCGCTTCCGCCCGATCGAGCTTATCTACCGGCCGCAGCGCTTTTTTGAGGTGAGCTGGGCCGATGGAAACACGATCTGGCTGCGCAATGCCGGCGCCTACAGCGATCTGCCGGGCAATAAATTCGTGCAGCATCTGCACAAGTCAAAATCGGGCAATATCGTGCGCGCCGGTCTTACGCGCATGGTGGCGTTCCTGTGGATGTATGCGGCCTTCACGGCGCGTGACTGGCAGGTTTTCGTGCAGTCTTACGGCATGCCGATCCGCCTAGGCCGCTACGGACCCGAGGCCAGTGGGTCGGATAAAAACACGCTATGGCGGGCGGTTTCGCAAATCGCCGGCGACGTCGCTGCAATCATCCCGAAATCGATGGAAATCGAATTCGTCAAGGATACCGACCGCGCGGCGGGCGCTACGCTTTACGAAAAGCGGGCGGACTGGCTGGACCGCTCAGTGAGCAAGCTTGTGCTTGGTGGCACCGCGGGCACCGATGCCATTTCAGGCGGCCATGCCGTGGGCAAGGAGCACCGCAGCGCGGAGCAGGACGTGGAGCGCTTCGACGCGCGGCTGCTGGGCGTGACGATCACGCGCCAGATCGTGCGGCAGATGATCATCTACACATACGGCGAGCAGCCGACCTATCCGCGCGTGCTTGTGGGCCAGGAAGAGAGCCCGCCGATCAAGGATGTGATCGCGGCGATCGCGGACACCGGCCTACGCGTGAAGGCGTCGCAGCTGCGGGAGAAGCTCGATCTGGACGATCCCGAGGACGGTGATGAGACGGTCGGCGGCGTGCCACCTGGTGGGAAGCCGCCGGTTTCGCCAGGGCTTTCCGAGAGCGACCCGCAGAGCAGCCTGCTCGGCCCGCTGCGCGCGCTGGTGGCGCGCCACACGGCCGAGCCTGATCCGCCGGCGGGCAATGACCCAGACCGGCTTGTGGAGGCCCTGACGGTGCGCCTGGCGCGCCAGGCGGCCAATGGATTGGGCGCCATGACTGACCAGGTGCGGGCGCAGGTGGAGGCCGCCAGGGACCTGAAGGACCTGCGGCGCCGGCTGGAAGGACTGAAGCTGGAGAGCGACGAATTCGCCGTGGCGATGGCGCAAGGCATGGCGCTGGCCGAGGTTGTGGGCCAGGCCAGCGTGATGGCGCAGATCGGGCGGCGGCGGCCGTGATAGCGACGGCAGTGATTGTGGTCCTTGCGCCTGGGGCTTTCATCATTCTCCTGCTTTGGCTGGCGGGACGGAGGCCGGCAGCACGCAAGGCAGCGGTCCTATTCGTGCCGCCAAAGACACCGGAGT